GTGATTAGATCAACCAGGAACTACAAACCCATGCCATTTGAACCGAGTGATTATGATCTGGAAGATTGGGCTATATTTACAGCAATATCTATCTTATACCCAGTAGGGCTTTGGCATATTTTCACGGAATGGCTTGATGATACTGTTTGATAAATACCGGATTGATGTATAGTTTTCGACATAAGAAGCACACTAAGTCGGAAACGTGCATAGATTTTGACATAAAGACCCGTTTGGGCAGGAGTGAGATATGCCGAAAATTAAAGTTACATTAAGTATTGGATACCCTGGCGCAACCCATGAAGAGATTATTGACATTGACGATGAGGAGTGGGCTGAATGTGAAACAGAGGAGATTAAAGAAGAGCTAATGTTTGAATATTGGCGCGACTGGTCAAACGATTATATTGACGGCGGAGCAACATTAGTTGAGTAACATGAAAACACTAATCTACGGACTACTTCTACTCACTGTATGCTCGTCAACCTGGGCTTGTGGGCACTATATTGAGGATGATGAAGTGGTTATTAATACACCTAGGGGGATTTGATATGAAAACTATTACAAGAAAAATAAAGTTGCCAGATTGGGCTAAGTTTCTAGCAAAGGACGTTGATGGTGTGCTGAACGCCTTTGAATTAGCTCCCGTACCATCTAGCGGCTACTGGTATGCTCCAGATGGCGAATGTGAAAAGGTATGCAATGGGATGTCTACTCACAACTGGGAAAGGACATTAGAGAGGCTGTAGCGCAACCTAAAGACTCTTAATCACTTTATGATCTCTTTCAATTTGTACTCAGAAAGCTTACGGCTACTATCAACAAAGTCTTTAACAAGGTTGTCATCATCGGCGGTTTCAGGGTTGTCGAGATAGTTAGCGCCTTTCTCAGCAAGATAATCAAGCACCATTGGTGCCAACCAGTTCATAAAGAATTTTTTAATCATATATCCTCTCAGATAACTCATTAGTATTTTTTTAAGAATGTAGCTCATAACAAGCTTTCAGCCTGACTGTACAGCGCATAGCCTATCAGCGATATTACGAATACATAGGCTATTATAGTGTTAATCATCTCACCAGGGACTCTATCCACTTCACCTTCTCTTTATTCATCTGAGGAGTGTCAGTGACTTTATTGCCGGCGGTAAGGAGCAGGACTATTAATCTTTTCTGTTTCCTCGATGTCGCGCATCTTGTCTGTGAGCTTGTCTAACTCTCGACCTTGCGAGCTGACTTCTTCTCTTAACTTCTCTAGCTCTCTTGACATCAGGAATGATTCCTATGAACAGGATTACCGCTAGAGCCATTATTACGACTCCGACCAAGAACGCTTTCACTGCCACCTCCATGTAACAATTTATTTAATAATGTATTAAGCGGCGCATCAGAGGCGATAAGTAATTGAATAATTGTTAGTGCAATAAATGACTCGGAATAGAACAAGCTTATAGGTCTAACATCGCCAACCCATGACATGTAATACCAGGTACTAAGCAATGCGCCTGCAAACGATAGTCCTGCATGGATATAGCCGCCAGCACGATAAAACAAAGGAACCATTAAGGCGTAAATTGTACCTACAGTTACATCAAACCACTTACCGTCATAGACACCTAGCGACACAGCAACGTCCGATCTTGCCGCCTCATCAAAGCCAAATATAAAGATGACAAGTACAGCGAGAAGCGTATTTATTGTTCTGGCGCACCCTTTAGGCGTTAAAAATATCATTAACGCAGCAAGCACGGGAAGTAATGCGCAGACTATTTCTATTGCTTGGTCACTCATGCTTTTTTAAACCGTCCAGCATTATCACGAGGAGCATTATTGGCTGCCTGAGATCGCTGCCTATTAGCCGCTGACTGTGATTTCTTAGGCGGTGGTTGCCTTGGTCTGCGTGGCATATATATTCCTCAAGGTTTAAAAATATAAATATTACCAACACGCTCAGAATCACCCACTTCTATGTGATTCCATGTTGGGGTTGCCGAAATATCTTCCATACGAGATATATACGGGAATAATTCTTGGTTTTCAGTAATAAAAGCAAACACCTCTTGTGGTGTATGATGATTATACTTTGTATCAGCGCAAGTTCCAAATTTGTGACCAGACAACTTACTGCCAACATTGCCACGTGGGAGTCTCAAGCCTGAGTCAATGTATGCGCCGCCCCATATCCAGTTATTAACCACTACAGACTCAACTTTATCGCTATCTAGAAGCTCCGTGAGGCATCTTTTTAGCGTTTCCAGTGTGGTTGGTAGATGAGGATTAATATACGCCTTAGAGCGCATTCCGCATATATCGAATATATCAGGATGGACTAGCTCACGAATATCGAAGTTGTCAGATATTTTTAGCTTCATAGTACGTCTTGACCTCGTATTTCAGGCTCTACTGGGGTTAGGATTGAGAGTTTCATTGGTCGTATCTCGTAGTCCAAACGGCCTTGCTATTGGCTAAAGCGCCATCATTGGCTGAGGCGTTAGTTGCAGGCATTGTGCCAGCAGCTCCAACTGTAGCGCCCCATTCCTCCACCATGTCTGTAGCCGGGTCAGTCAGGTCGGTTTGATTTAAAACAGCAATACGATAACGAGTTAAACCTTCCTCTGCGGTTAATTCTGCATCGTAAATGCGGCAACGGTATAATTCATGCGCGCCATTCTGTGCTGTTACGCTTCCCGGCGTATGCCCTCTTGCTGCAATAGCAGTACCAGCACCAGCCAGCCCGTTGATGTTTTTATCACCATAATCAGCAACCATGTCTATATTACGAGTCTTGCGACAAATACCGTCAACAAGCAACTTCCAGTAACCATTACCATCGTGCGTGATCATTATGTGGTGCTCTCTGTTCTCGTCCAACACAACCCCAGTTCTCCACAAAGTACCAACATCCGAACCTGTGTCGTTTAAGTCAAAGTACGTTCCTGTGCAGATTATCAAACCACCTGGCGCTCTCCTGTAGACCATTCCCCAATTCCATGTGTCCGGCGTAGTGCCTGATCCGGCGTTTGCCCTGTTCATCAACGGGATTTCTGTTTGCTCAGCAATGATATTTATAGGATGTAATTTGCCGTGCCACTCCATAGTCATAGCACCCGTTATGGAAAGTGTGTCGCTAGTGCCACACTTAACTGAATCCACCGCTCCTTGTCTTGATGCGATCTTCATTACATTCTGAGAACCAGAGATAGGCTTTGGCCTTTGCTCGGTTGTTGTAGTAGCGCCAATTGTAATCAGGTAATATTCTTTGCCAGCCTCATTAACAGCATCATCACTCCCGAGCGTCACACTTGATGCGCCCAACGCTTTAATTCTATTTGCTCTTAATGCCGTAGCACCACTTGATGCTGAGTCGTTAACCATATCGCTAGTCGCATACTCAATAGTTTTCGCCTCAGTGGGAATGACCATCGCAAACTTTGGGTCTGACACAGTTGTTGCAATTTCAGTATCAGCTACACCATTGCCGTCATATAATTGAACTTGTACGCCGTCAGACGGGAAGAAAGCAAAACAGTCATGCGCCTCACCCAGACCGAGAGTAGGTTTCCATTCGTTCACGCTTGGATCGTCTGAGGTTACAAATGAACCGTCGTCACCAAGTGATTTGATATGGTCGGCCTCTACTGCAGCATTAAAAGGCTTGCAAATGTCTGTAGCATGAAGTGCCAATTTAATATTACCGTGCTGCACAGAATCACGTTTAACAACTAGAAATTCTGGCTTTTTAACCATCAAATCTGCGAAAGTTGTATTGTCAACTTCTGTCCCGTTGTAACCAAAGCACTTCAATGAATCAGTTTGATTATCGGCGAACGCCACCCAGTAATACGTCACTCCGTCAGTATTAACATCAGCATGGCCATTAACACCAAAGCCGCGCCCTGAGATAACCGCTTTTGTTGCTCCTGCCAGATTAGAACCAAAGCCCTGCGTACCACCATCCCATGTAAACGGATGAACGAAAACACCATCTACTGTCGAGTCACCTTTGATGATTACAAGATCAGGCTTGAATCCGCAGTTAATTGAATGGCTGATACCATCGCCAATATGAAGTTAAAGACTGGTGTAGTTCCGCCAATTACAGCATGAACCCCATTATTGAATTTTATAGGTTTTGGGAAAGGCATATAAATGCTGCTCGCTGTTGCATCCGAATCTACCGAAACATGTAGTTTTGCTCCAGAAGCCGACGTATTGTCGTAGAGCGTTAAATCTACATCCGCCGCCCCGCCAGACACTAGAATAATACCAGCGATATATCCCGCACCTGATTTAACGGTACCTGTTGCTGTTAACTGTTTATACAGGAAGCCATCAGTAACGAACTGTTTATCTAGCGTTGAGTCTTCGCCGGGACTTACGGACTGGTCTAAAACCTTGGCCGCATCATCAACCATGCCTATATCTTTCTTATCCCCGTTTTCGTCTTTACCTGCAATAGGTATGCCATTTTCTGCCATGTCTTTATCCTCTATATTTTTGGATATTTAGTTTTAATTGATTCTATCAAAGTTTGCCATTCGTTTGTATTGTTTACTTTATCCCAGTAGATCATGTCTAGCTGGTCTGATACAGAAGGGTATTCTGCCTTTCTGTCTTGCCTGTACTTAGTAGCCAGCTCTTCTGCCGTTGGTTCAGGCGGGACTGGTGCAGAGTAGGCGGCAATATTCCCGCTATCAATTAAAGCCGCGTAAATATCTCTACCATGCTGCTCACTATCATCTGGCGATGCAGTAAATGGTATCCATCCAAAATCTGGATGTTCTAATTCGCAATCAATAGAGCCGTGCTCGTTATAAATCGGGTTTCTTATATTCATTATGAAATCCTTAACCATAAAGTAGCCCCGTATAGGGTGCATCCAGAACTTACTGCGCTTGCATCAGAATACCCCATGCAGCGCCATGTCCCTGACAATGTCGAGCCTGTATCAAAAGATATATCTATAGGCGTTACACCATCGCCATTATCCCATCTGCGCGCTCCTGACGTTGGAGTTAGCCCGCTCCCCGCTATAGTAGAACCTTGTGCAGTATCAGCTCCGCTAGCAAAGATGTATGTACCAATATCATCAACAGACGATCCAGCAATTCTGTTTTGTACCCACGTAGTCCCAGCGGCAGTGACTGTTGTATCAAGCGCCGCATCTAATATTGGCGGAGCGCCACTAGACCCCTCAGAGATTGCTATAGGGTTATTTCGTAACTTTGTGAATAGCGTAGTAGTGCCTGGGCTTTCTGGATCTATCTCGCTGTCTGCGATTACGGTATAAGCTGTCAATTTTAATCCTCGCTAATCTTCACAAGTTTTCTAGTTATTGGCCTGCCACAGATAATCTGGTATACATCGGCCTCATCACCTTCTAATGGCTCACCGTTATGTGATGCGTGGGCGATACCTTGATAATGCTTACATTCAAGGCAAAATTTAACCTTTCTATAGGCAAACTCACGCTCTGGACATGGAACCAATACATTCTCTGTTAAATTTACTGTACTCATACTATTTTATGCCCCTGCGTACCGTCTGCAAATAATCCGGTTGATAATGATATAAATCCATTCGCTTCTTTTTGCGCTTCTGTAGCCGATGAATAATCCGGCATGGAGTCGATAGTAACAAAGAAGTACCGGCCTACAAATGACGATGTTAAGCACTTCACCTCAAAATCATGTCCAGACTCTTTAGGGTTAACCTCTAAGACTTGAAACTTCTTAGCCTCATTAGCCCCTGTTGCATCCTGGAACTGCCAGGAATCAATCTCAAGCCTTCCAGCCATCACCATATTACCATGATCTTTGTTATCAAGCATGAATGTAACGGTTTCTGGAGTATCTGAGAATCTAGCTAACAACCTGCCAGTTAATTGAGCAGCGTTTGCGCCTGCCTCAAACCATCGGCTTGTAATTGTTTTGATCGAATTACCATCATACAAATCAGCACTAGCTCTATTCGCATCAGCCGCTATTTGTACCGCTGCGAACTTCTCAGGCTTATTATCCTCTGAGTAATCAGTTTTATTGTAATAAACTCGTATTTCAGTAAATCTATCTGCAGACTTACGGTCAATCTTGAGGCTTCCTTGCTTAATGCTCACGCCTTCTGTCAGAGTGTTAATAGTTGCGCCAGATGGTTCAGGAGATAAGGCTTTAATCTTCACCTCTTGATCTGTCGCATCCCACCATATATCAAACATAAATGATTCTGACAGCTCAGCAATCACCTTCTCGATGCTCTCAGGCTTCATTAGAATACCCTTAACAGTTGCAGCTGATAACCATAGGTCTTGCTCAGTATCCCAGTCAGCAGTCGGTATGTAGCCAGATGGTAATCCAGCCCCAGTCACTAATAACTCATATAATACATCGGTGACGTTATCTGTAGACGGTACGCCGTCCCATGTAGCGCATATTTGAACTGTATCATCAGCACTGTGCGAGCTTGCAGTCGTGCCCCATTGTGCGCGCGTGAGCGTTAAGGCATCGCCTGAGCGTGTAAAGCTCATCGCCTCTTTACCCATTGATGCCGTGCCGCTTGCAGGGTAATTGCTATTTCCTATCCCAGCAGGAATCAATGTCGCAGACGTATCTGAATCGGTTATATTGGCGGATAAAGAGCCTTCACTGGCGACTGGATATTGCGATTTCCTATCGTAAGTCCTGACTAGTACATCTTTCGCCGTGATATTCACAAATCCATTATCAGGGCCGGTAATGTCTGTTATATCGTATTCTTGAACCTCAAAATCATCCCATGAGAACGTGTCGCCAATATATCCATAATAGACCTTTATAGTCCGGCCTTCGTAATATGGGTTACGAGAAATAAACTTGCCCCAAAATGTGCCTTGTGACTGAGCATCATAAGTTCGATCAGAGGTGTATTTATCAATGCCTCGGTCATGGTGAGCGAAGTCTTTTAGCTTAACTCTGACTACGGCTCTTTTTCCCAATCCGCTGCCTGCCGTGGTTGATGTTCCCGACCTTCTAACATCGCCAACAATGACAGGGTAAATAGTTTCACCAGCAGGTAAGGATGAGCGAGGCTGTCCACAAATATACTCTTTTGTGGTTTTGTCATAGTTCGGCGTGTCGTTACATGTTTTACGAGTATTGAAGCACTTATCATCACCCGTCTCAGTCGCAGTACAAGGCGCTACACCGTGAGTTAATGAACAGTAGTCCATCACTAGCCCAATAGCAGTAAACGGCTCCCTGCCTAACTTTGCTTTTTCAGCATCATAGCTCATTTCGTGCCTTCAAACTTTAGCGAGAAGTTCATATACAAGGGGCTACTGTAATTTGGGACTGATACATCACCATCAGCCCATGCAAGCATGATCTCGTCTGTATAGGTCACGGTATCCCATGCCATTACAAAAACAGCCGGTGTCTGCACATGAGCAATGAACGGCTCCCAATCTGAGCGCACCCATGCAGGATCTATGTTTGTGAAGCTGATACTTCCATCAATACCCTGGCTTAACTGACTACCACCGATAAATGCGCCTGATTCTGATCGCGCTGTTTTCAATTTAGTCTTAGGTGCTAATGTTGGAACTGCAAATCCTACTTCTGCACTATTAGGCATTTCCAGCCTATCGCCTATCTGGATTCCAGCAATAAACGGTAGCGTTGTAGATGGAATGTATATGCTAACGCGCCAATACTTATGTGATGAGCTTGTGAATGGGATATAGATCGTGTTGTTATCAGTCACAGATGTAGCTGACACGCTGTCAGACCATGTAATGCCATCCTCAGAGTGACTAACGGCAATCAATGCGCCAGCTCCTATGCTGCCTATTGTATGTCCCCATATAGCAACATAATCAGCTGTTTTGGCAGAGGCGAACTCAACCTCAAGATTATTGTATCCTGTCGTGGTTGTTGGTTTCCACCAATCATATCCAAATCCACTATAAGCATTTACACCCTCAAAGCCTGTAGCCGCAGAGGATACAGTTACTGTAGCACCTGAATCAGTGAACAGGTTGTGATAGCCGATGTGCATTCCCATTATGAAATCACCAAACGACCAACGCCGCCCATATCTTTGATTGTTTCTGCCAAGTTCTCAGCGAATGTACGCATACCTTCTGAATGAGGGCCATCACCTTCGACAACAACGCGCAGCTCTTGTACGGTAGGCGCTGCCGTTTCTGCCTGAGATGGTGGTTCTAGTTGTAGTTGGCCTGTGACAGGCTGACCACCGGTAGTGCTCGACACTGTAGCGCCGCCACCGCCACCACCGAATGATGCGCTTTTAATCTTAGCCAGATTCGCAACTTGAGCCAGTCCAGCAGTTGCAGCATAAGCAGCGCCGACTACGGGGCCACCTACCTCTGAACCAGCGGCATAGGCGCTCATTACTGATTCGCGGAGATTTAATAGACCTTGAGCTATTGCCCCGATCTTGCCGATATTAAACATTTTCTTAGAGCCTGAGTTCATCAGCGACACAAGATTGCCGAACATTCCAGCCATGACAGATTTTCTAGCATCCGCTTCCGCTTTTGCTATTTCCAGTCTTCTATCGGCAGCTACCTGCTCCAGTCTTTCGGTTTCTTCGTTGAATTCAATCTGGTCAAATATCTTATTTGCGTCTATCTCCCATTGCGCGGATCTTTCTGCTTCTGCAACTAGCATCGCTTTTTCTGCTGCAGCTTCTGGAGTCAGTCCGCCAGCCGCATCAATGCCTGCAGCTTTCTTGGCCTCAGTCAATGCGTCAATTTCAGCGCGATACTTGTCAATAGCCGCCTGCAAGACAGCTTTATATCGCTCGTTATCTGATCCAGCTAGCTCTTCTTGCGCCTTTCTTAGTCTGTCGGTCAGCTTCTCAACTTCATCGCGTCCAGTGATAAAGCCCGCCATTGCGTTTACCATATTAGAGAAGCTGAGCGTAATATCTTTTACAATCTGATTTAACCCAGAATCACCAAGCGCTGTAGCGAGATTATCAATAGCGTCTCCAGCGTTAGAGAATGCGCCATTGACAGTGTCCATCTGCTTTTCCATTGCTCCAGCGAATTGCGTCTGACCAATGCTCTCAAGGTACTCGGTTATATCCTCTGAATTTTTCTTGACCGTGGTAGCAATGCCTTGGAAGGTGAAGGTGACGTTATCGCCCTCTGAACGGGCTTTTATACCAAATTCTTTTAGTCGTTCAAACTCACCTGTAGCAGCATCAGCCACAGCCTCGATCATCTGATTGAGTGATTTACCCATCGCAGATGATGTATTGCCAAAGCTAATCAGGGCGGATTCTGTAGGTTGGATGCCTAGAGCTTTCAGCTTGATAAATGCTTGTGTTATCTCGCTAACTTGAAAAGGGGTGTTTTTGGCAAACTCCCTGATACCATCGAAAGCCATGGTTGCCCGTTCTGCGCTACCTGTGACAGTCTCAAGGCTTATCTTCATTGTTTCAAACGAAGCAGCAGTATCAATAAACTTCTTAATTACCAATGAGCCAGCCAGCGCAACAGCAGCAGACTTAAGGCCAATAAATGACCTTTTTAGGCTTTTAGTTGAATCGACATTCTTTTCAGATTGACGGTCGAGCTTTTTAAGGTCTTTTGTAGCCCTAATAACTCCAGACGAGTCAATCTCAATACCAAGTTTTGCAATATCCTCAGCCATGTCTGCGCCTTATTAAATCTATATCAATCATTAATGAAGCCTCCCAGGGCGTTAAGCTTGCACCTATCACATTCTGATAATGATCAAGGTCTGAATACATTATATTCTCACATCCTTTTTTTATATCTAAATAAGCCAACCATAAATATTCTATTTTTTCAGGCAGCTCCTGCTTATTTAATAATCCTTCCGGCGTAATACCAGATGACTTTTTAACTTGCTCCCAATGCGCAAGCCTAGTAACTGGCTTGCATTTCGGTATCTGATGGCTTCTATCATAACTATTCGCGTAAAAATACCACTCGGCAAAGGACGTTAACTTGTCGCCTTGCCTTTGGTAAAATTTGCGCGGTTTGCTATAAACCTATCGACTTGCAGAGCAATATATGGGGCATTAACGAGTAATTTCTTGGCCTGAGCTTTGGAATGCTTAAGTTCTTTTCCGTCGCTCATAAAGCCGCGCCATCCGAGAATGGCCTCAGCTAATGACTCAGCCTCAATGTCATCACTGTCGCCTGATTTCTTTATTCTCTTGCTCATCCCCTTATGCAAAGCCTTGCGCCATCGCTTAGAATCAACGCCAGCAACGGTAATAAACATATCTAACGGCTTCCCATTAGGGCCATTGACCTGCATTTCAGCGCCAGACTCATGGTCATCAACAGTGTAAAGGTATTCAATATCCATTAAACAGGGTTCCTTTCAATTGTAATGTTTGAGCCTTCTGTGGAATCATATAGAGCGATAAATGGCAGAGATATAGTAACCTCACCCTCTCCATCTACATCAGGCTGACCGCCGTTGTATTTAATATTTGGGAATGTGAAATCATAAGTGTTTCCAGCTGGATCAGAAAGCACAAAGACTAAACTAGATGCAGTCTCATTAATGAATTTATCAAGCAGTGCTTTTGACTGGAAAAACACAGTGAGATTCCCTGTTACTCTTGATTTGCCAATAGAGGGCAAATCAGTGGTAGCGCTACCGATAACAAACAACGGGTTTAATCCATTCTCCAATGTCATATCGATAGCGGTCACTGAGCCAATAGGCGAACCCCCTTCATTAATTGTTCCGCTAAACGAGTCAAATGGCTCCGTAGTAGTTGCAGCTGGGTAAGTTGCACCTGACACAATAGAGGTGTCAATTGCATAATCTTGGGCAATCGCTCCAAATGTTCCCGTGATCATCGCATCAGGAGCAACAGTTAAATTTAACGTATTAATCTCAAGACCTGTATAACGATGATATTCAGGGGTATCTAAATTTGCGAATTTACGTTCAACAGTAAAGCTTCTACGCGTTACCCCTGCTTGCAGCTGGTCAATTCCTGCTGACGGCGTATCAGTATCCCATGTGCCACATAAAGCAGCCTCTAGGAAATCATCAAATGTACCATAAGACAATTCAATACCAATATCGCCTGCCACTGATTTATTGCCGTGCCGAAAATGGGCTATTTGGCGATCTGTTCGGATTTCTGCCGATTCAAGCTCACTTTTAGTTAATCCAAGATTGCAGCTCGTATGTCGAATGTCTGCAAATGCTGGTGTTGACGGCGTAGAACCATAAGAGGATTCTGCAATGAATCCCATCGAATGTCTTGAGCCTGTTGCTGTTGTTGCCATGCTATGTCCTCGCGTCTGTTATCGCTGTATAAGTTATTTCTATGAATGTATGATACCACCCAGTATCTTCGTTTACCCCCTCTTTTGGAGGGCTTACGCTTTTAATCCTTAGTATAACGCCTCCGTATGCAGGATATGCTCCGCGTTTAAATTGATTAGCTATTAATTCAGCCATAGCTGTCGATGTTCCCGAGCCTTCTCCAGATGGAGCAAATATATCAACCTGATAAATACTTGTTACTTGATCCTGCCCACCTGCGCCGAGCGTCACCTGCTCAAAATCTCCGCTTAAATCTGTTGGCCTGATATATAGTGTTCCTTTTATTGGTTCGTAGCCGTAATTTTGCCAAGCAATAGGGGGCTTCCCAGTCATAGCATTTAGCTGTGTATTTAGAGCTGCTTTAATATCTGTGAATGTATCTGACATTACCTGTTCATCCTCACAGCTTTATTCACAATAGGAAGGAATTCGGCTACAGTCACTTTCACCATTCCGGCAGGGGCTTGCTTGCTGTGCCCATCCTCAATTGCTTGGGCATAAGGCAAGTTATTAGAGATAAACACACGCTTTCCAAGCGTGATATTTGGCGTTATATGCCAATTGCCTTTTAATCTTCCAGTGTCAACCGGTGTTCTTCTAACAACGCGCCCGAATACATCAAAGCTAACTTTCTTAAATACAGACAGAGTTATAACCTCTGTCTTTTTAGTAAATGCTTCAATATCGCCTGAGAAGCTCATTATTTTCTCAGTTGAACCTTATTGATCACTGTCGTTCCAGCTGGGCTTATAGGCTCATTATTCATCACTCTGTAAACCACACCATCAACCGTGCATGTATCGTCTGGCTGAGGTTCTGTGGTGGTATATTCTGATACCAACTTAACATCGCCTTTCTGAACAACCGTTCCATCTATTTCAGCATTGCTATAACTCAAAGCTACCGCGTTTGCAGCCCATGGCGTAGTTGTCGCACCACTTGTTTTGCCAAGCACTGGATCAAAAGTGCCGCCTACCTCACGGCTAAATGTCACCACTTGCCCCTTATCAATTAATAAATTAGCCGCTACTATGACTAGTCCATCGTAAAAATCAGCCACGCTGCGTCCTACCTGATGAATGAACATAATCAGTCAATAATCTACTGACTACTGTGAATGATGGCTGGTTGCTTGCACCTATCTCATATTCCACTTCAATCACATCTACTTTTTCGCGTGTTGAGTTAAAGACGTTCCGCCAATAACTAAAAACATCACCTCAGCAGTTGCCTGCTCTAAATTCGTTGGGATTCCATCCACTGCATAGCCAAGCTCATCGTAAACATAGTTACGAGGCCAATCTAGCGCCTGCGTTGATGTTTCCGGTTCGCCAATCCAGTTATAAAGTCCGTCTATGTACTGCGTGGCCTGTCGTGCTGCTATTTCCTTTGCAGCGTCTGTTGCATCGTCCCACGTAGCATCAGCGCCTTTGTAGGCGGCTATATAAATGTCAGCATCAGCTACAGATATGTAACTTTCTGCATTACTTAAACCTGTGCCATCTTCAACTACTAATGCCATAATAATTCTCTAAAAAGAGGGGCGAGATTAACCCGCCCCGTCTAGTTACTTATCAGCCTTTGGAGCCGCTTTTTTCTTTGGTTTATCAGCCTTTGGAGCCGTGTATTCGCCAGAAGCAATAAGCTCCTTAGCGTCTACAGGTTCGCATTTCAGCTCTTTACCTTTCTTATCAATTACAATAGCCATGCTTTACTCCTTGGTTAGGAAACAATCATAGTCAATGCCAGGGGCAGAACCTGTGATTGTCACGGTCACGCGGATAAACGCTGAATCAACGTCCAGCTCTTCCGCAATCTTGCCATTCAAAGGAATGTTAAGAGTGCCAGCAACTGAGCCGTTGTCGCCAATATCAGGCATTGTAGCGATAGCAGTATAAGTGCCACCAACCACATCACTCACCTCAATGGTGTAGATGTAAGTCTCATTGGTGTAAACCTTGCCACTGTAGTTAATAACAGCCTTATAAGCGCCAATGTTGCGAACTGCAAACTCAACGCCTGTTTCTGATGCTGTAGATGACTCAGCAGAACCAGATACACGCAAAGCTAAAGCAGAATCATAGATTTTAGATACTCGATTAGTCATTTTTCATACCTCCTTAAACTGTTACTGCTGCATCTGTAATGCCGTTAAGACGCGCTGCGCCTCGGCCATTATAGATTGCAATAGATGAAAACCACTCGATGAACTTGCGGTCTGACGTGCCTGACTCGCTTCTGCCAAGATCATCAACCTCAATACCGCCGTTCTGGATGCCGGTCACGCCATCATCGCTAAAGCTCGCGCAGTAGATTGATGTTGACGCAGCAGTTCCGCCACCGGGATTGGCCTCAGAGAACGGGAGAATCGCCGAACCTTCGTTGTCAAGATCAAGAGTAAGAATCGGCATACCCTGATAGAACGCCTGCTTACGACCAAACATATCTTGCTCATAAGTAATAAAACCACCGACAGACGTATTACGCGCGGCCTGTGTTAAACGGCGCTTCATAGTCTTGTTCATAATCCAGTGAGTAGGGTTTAGAACCTGATCCGCAACTTCATCAAGCTTAGCAAGACTTAGGGCGTCGCCACCAGAAGTTCCGCCAGCGGCAATAAGCTGATCATTTATCAGTCTTGCCTGTAGACCGTCGAACTCACGCGGGTCAGACTCACTGTCACCTTTGATGAACTTTTTAGTCCAGTGCAGTGATAATGCGCGAACCTTCATGCGTTGATGACGATCTCCGGCACTCTCGCCGCCAGTTATTGACAAGAAGCGGTCAACGTCTAGCGTTCCGCCAGAGATGGTCAGTGATTCGGTTTGAGGGTTAATTACACCAGTAGATGCTGTGTAATCTTCGTTTACACCACGAAAAGCGACACCGGGTAAAGTTTCCTCGGTATTATATTTCATAGCACTACCATTGATATTCTCAAACGGCAGGTTTGCAAGCACATCAGACGAGCCTGCATATAATTCGACAACACCCGTCTTAAAGTCATCTGCGGGTGACAGTTTGTCGTGTTCCAATAGTGTCATAGCCATAGCTATAAACCTCCAGTAATATTAAAAATAAATGGGATTATTCCCGTTTACCTTTAGCCTTACCAAAGGTTTGCAGCCTAGCTGACCACGGATGTCGTGGATTTAATTCTTAAATCTTAACAGCCCTTAGCCGCTACGATTAGCGACGATTAGCGGCGGCCATTTTAGAACCACCGTCTATAACTTTACTCTCTGTATCAACTTTGCCGCTCTTCACAGATGGCCTTGCCCCTGCTCCACTCAGCCCAGATGATGCAAACGCGCCAGAATACGACTCATCCGCTTTAATTTCATCCATCAATCCAGCAATACTTAGTGGCTTCCCTTCTTTATCTGTTGCAGGATCACCGCCTTCTGTCTTGATTTGTATCACAAGTTTACCATTGTCATCAACAATTGCAACGCGAGACTTAATTATGGGCATCAGCAGTTTGAGATTGCCATCAGCCTCACCAACGGCTTTTGCTGCTTCTGCATCAATCATCATGCTTTCAAGCTGCGAGCGTAACTTTGTCTCGCTATCAGTGAATGCCTTGCGCTCATCATCAAAGCCAGATAATAGCTTTTCTCGAATCTTCTCAAAGTCGCCCTTGTCCATCAAGTTCTTTTCGTCAATGGTTTCAATCTGCTTTAGCATCTCCCTGTACTTATCAGCGTCAACGCCTTCAAATTTAGCAAGGTTCTCTTTGTAGCTTGCATTTTTTCCAAGCAGCTCATCCCTTTTGCTGACAAGACCTGCCTCGTCCTCAGTTGATTTCGCTATTAGCTTCGCCATAACATCGTCTTCTGAAAGCCCGATTGATTTTAAAAATTCCTGATCTAATGCCATTTTTTATTACCTCGTAATATGCGACCTTGCCGCGTTAGTTAAATCTTTTTCTTTTAGCCGTTGATTTGCTCATCATATCTCGATCCCCCATTCTACTCCTGCATCTGCATTTATATTGTTTCCAGAAGTGATGACGATAACAATGATGTCTCCATGTATTCCAACGAAGTCGATCAAGTCTTTAGATGGGTTATCTTTAATCAGTGGTAGGTTTGCAGCAACTCTAAATGTTGAGAATTCCTGCATCTTTGTTATATCGGCAGACGTAGCCGTTGTGTTCGCCTCAACAAAGCTACCGGGCTTAACCGCTGCCCATGCACCACCAGCGATCGCGGTCTCATCTCTAGTTAGATATGTTTTGAAGGTCGCCTTAGCGCCTGCCGTTATCGAGACTCTAGCAAGGATTAAATCCCTTGTATTTATCTCGCCTGATGGCGCTAGGTTAGGGTTTCTTAAAGCAAGCACCATATTGGAGCCGCCAGCGGTCACGGTTCTATTATTTGAATACTCACCATATTGCTGTCTATCTGCATTTCCGCCTGAGCTTGTAATGTCGCAGCACCCAGACCACATAAGACCTGGATCACCAAAAGAAACCACTCTATATGCAATAGGTAACGCTGGATTTTCCATTGAAACGGTAGATAGAACTCCAAGTAAGTCTATCTTATGCACTATTTTAGAGCATCCTGTTTTTGGGTTTTGAATGTAAAAATAGAAGTTACCCACGCCGCGCCACTGAAACTGAATATCATAGTTCTGGCCTTTTGATATATCAAAATCATCAGGGAACTCATCTGGCAAGGTGATAAGCTCTTCGTGGGTTAAAACGCCACCACTCATTACACAGGCATACAACTCACCATCTGTTTTACATCTGAAAAAGACACCGTTTGTTTTTGTGAACAGCCCAAAATCCTGCACCGCTGCTTCTGTCGGATTATCAATCCCGATTGACGCAGAGTAGCTATGAGACCTATTTGGCTGGTATCTTGGATGCCTACGAGACTCCAGAATGACAACCTGACCGCTAGTCCCGTCTGTATCTATATTCAAGGCACCATCAACTGAGCTAACCCTTGATGACGAAAGCACATCCCCTTCCACATCATCAACTTCTACCCTAAACAAAGTAGGCGGAATATCAAACGTGAACAACCCATGGAACAGTGAAAATCTATTAGCGACTATCTGCTGACCCCAAGCATCTAGCGTTAAATCGCCACTGCCCAGAGTTCTGTAATTTTGGTCTGTGCTCATATCGTAACCAACTCACCTTTAATTAAACACGTCACGCAAGCATCCGCTTTCACGCCCTTGCTCACTCGCTTACCAGTCCTGTGCTTTGTATGCCTCACCTCGATAAATGACACGCCGCCGCATTTGGGGCATTCGACTATGGGGAGCGGCTTGTTATCGCCTTTTATTAGTTTAAGCATATATTCATATTTTTAGAGAACATACGCATATGCTCTGACTTTTGTTCGCTTTTGGTCTGAATAATCAGTACGATTTTGCAATATTTACCGGCTCTAACCGGCTGGCATACCCTGCATACATTCTCTAAAAATAGTCATTGATTATTGTTATTATACACTATCCAAACGCCTTTTTAACAGCTGCCTTAATAGCTTTCGACTCGCTAGCCTGTATCTGGTAGATAGTCATCCATTGGCCATTTCTAACCAAAGCATTGAGCGGTAACGTGCCTTTTTTAGCTAGCTCACCCCTGTAATCTCCAGCCACGTCCTGCATAAATGACAATGGCTGATTAGCTGCGAACTCGCTATATGTCCGTGCGCTGGTCGTGCCTATAACCGCGTCTCGTTGCGATTTTGGTATATCCTTGACTCTGCGCGTGTCAGCGACAAAAGGCCGCTTAGATAACGGCTGATTTTCGTCAACACCATCAAAGCCTAACTCTTCCCATGATTTAGTTATTGGTATACGGCTGCTCCTACACGAAAAGTGGGCTGGCGGATATTGACCTTTACCAACGGGGAATAGTTTTCCATCCAAATCTATACAAATGGCTGAGGTTCTGCCGTCAAGCGTACTCGACCACTCCTCACCCTTGAAAAGCTCTTCATTAGCCTCGACCACTTGCGCCCTTGCCCGTGAAGCCATGTGAGATGTGGCTGTCCTAATAACCGTCTCAAGGTCTTTCTTAGCGATATCTCCAACACCACGCATCCTTGATGTAATCTGGCCTAAGCTTTGGCCTTCAACATATCCTATGCGCAACTCAGCGGATAACTTCTCTCTAAAGCCTATCTCTTGACCTTTGAACCAATCCTTGAGCACTCGCCCTCTGAATGGCTCAGACATTGCAGCAGAGTGTATTTGAGCCGCTGGGATTGTGTTTAGTTTTAACTCGATTGGATAGGCCGCTTGAATCTGCGCCACTTGGGATGTTGATTCAAATGCAGCAAGCTCTCTGTAATCGCCTGTAACGGCAGAATTTAACGCAGAGTATAATGACGCGCTCGACTCCTTAGCATTGGCGAGCATAGCCATGAGCCTTGCTTCTGTGATTGACCCGCTTGCAGGCGCGCGAATATTAAGCTGATAGGTTAGATCAGCTATTACCGTATCAATCAGGTTTAGCCGCTTGCGATACGTGCCTTTAGACCATCTCAGGCCATAGACTGTATGGCGGGCTGCGCTGTCTGCCAGGTTGTCGTTAACTGTTGGCATCTACGCCAGCAGGCTCTTTAACCAATGATGGCTGTTCAACACTCAATCTATCCTGCTCTTTCTCTGCATCTAGATCAGTGTCCCATTCATCATTCATCACCTCATACATCCCCTCACGACTAATATCACCCATTGCTCGAATCTTAACCAATTGCTCAATGCTGACGGGCGTAACAACGATACCCAAATCAGTAGGCATGGTTATCTCGCCGTTAAAACTCACCTTTGTTATATCAGCAACCATCTGCACGGCATTGGTTAGCGAGTCTTTGAGGTTCTGCGCGAATGCTGCAAGCTCTGATATGTCACCGCTCTCATCAATAGCTTTTTCTGTCGCGGTAATATCACCACTTCGCTTAGGTGCTGCAAACTCTGCGCCAGAGGCGACCATGCGAGCCTCTAGAGCTTCGGTATCTTTAAGACCTACATCTAGCGCGCCATCTCCCTTAATCTCCGTGTATGCAAGCGTGGCTTGAGGATTAGAAGATTTTGCCAGCGTATTTGGGCCAATTGTTAAATCAACATTGTTACCATCAGCATCTTGCATGGACTGGTATCCAGCCCAATGCAGAATAGGCACTCTAGCCACGTGCAGAATGTTGTTGTGGTCTGACATTTTTTGCCAGTGCTCGGTATTCAGCCACGCTAAGTCCATCAGCGGTGGCGGGGATTCTAGGTAATTGTCTCTGTCTGCGTAAATAGGAACAATAGGGACGAATGGGATAGAGGTCTCTATTTCTTGATGCAGTTTCCAGTCGCCATTTTCTGCCTTCCTGTACAATCGAACCTTGTTAGGCTCAATAACTCTGATCTGCTCAACCGCTTTCTGTACAAACTCATCACCGCCTTCAAAGACGGTCTCCATCATCCTGAACTGTGTGATTATTTTCTGGCTACCTATTATCTCGACCTTTGCGCCTAGATACTGCCTGCGATCTACATCGACAAAATAAGGTCTTATACCGGCTACTTTCTCATCAGCCTTTGTCTTTACTCCTTCTGCCTCTGGAGCTTCAACGAGGATGAATCTTAATCCATCGCGCAATGCGAGTTTTGAAATGTCATAGCCGAAACGATGAAAACTCCTACCTTCTGCATCAACATTCTCATCGAACTCAGCAAAATTGGGATCATTTATTGTGACCTTGTCTTCAAAGATGCGACCAACATTTGTTGTTACCGTCTTTTTGAAGACATTTGTAAGAGTTGATCTGTCGCGTCGATTCTCGTAGTCTTTCTTTTCCTCTCCAGGCTCTCTCGGTAAATATTTCTCACCAGCGTCCCGCATTGCTTGCGTTCCACCCCAAAGCGCCTTCACTAACTCCAAGTCTGGCTCTACGTCTTTAACTGGTTGCGTCTTTGTATCTACTGGCATAGCTTACATCCTGAATTTGTCTGTTGAATTACCACCGCCATTAATAGGCCATTCGTAGTCTATCATGTAACCGATTGCTGTTGTTACGTGCTGATACGGGTTGTCTTTCTGGTTCTCCTGGAACGTCGAGCCTTCTTTTAGCTGAACAGTGGCTAGCCCTTTGTCGCACCACTGAGCTTTTGACGGGTTCACAAACAAGCTGATTTTATCATCAGCCGTCTTTATCTTTGCACGTACAGCGTTCTGCCTGTCTTTGATCCGTGGATGAGCGTCTTTAACTCTTCGCTGAAATGACCAGCCAGCAGCCCTCAACACCTTCTCCATTTCTGTGTAGTCTGAATCCTGCCCGTGTATCTCACCATTCTGGCCAGATGGATCGCCATATATAATCACATTCTTGTTATCGTGGTTCTTGAATTTATCCACAAACTCTAATGCTGACTGTCTTGATACGGCAGATGTTAAGATAATCTCATCCATCAAATACAATGAGTTCTTATCCCTCACACCAATGGCAGAGGATAGCGGAGTATAGTTTTGATCGTGCATCCATAATAATTGCTCATGCGGCTGTATAGTCCTGTCAGTGTGGTTGTCCTTTGAATAGTCTTCGTATATCTTACCTGTCGCAGTCTCGAAGCTGGCCTCATACTCTTGCTTGAACTGTCTGGCACTCATACGAGCCTTAGCAGCCGCTATTACCTCGGGAGATAGTATCTCAGCAGATTTCCAATGAAACACCTTAGCATCTGGCGTTTTCCCTGAATCCGCGTTGCAGCACATATCATAGTAATGGTTTAGACCATCAGGCACCCCAAGGAACCAGCACCACGCCAAGTAATTAGGCTTTGATGGGTTCTCTGTATCCAATGCTGGCATTATATTCTCATTAACCGCCTTGGCTTTAATGTCGGCAATCTCATCAATCCCGCCGCCTGTCCAGTTTACGCCCTCAATACGCTCGGGCTTATCCAATCCTAATACGTGAATCTCTGAGCCGTTTGGCATGAATATCTTTAAGTCTGACTCACTGGGGGCTTTTAAATGCTGGCTTGATAGCGTCATCAGCTTAAGATCATCCCAGAATATCTTCTTTGCCTGGGAGTATGTAGGCGCGCCAACAAAGTATTTCTCGTTGGGGTTCTTCATTGCTTGCTTAGATATGAAGCGCTTGAATCTCTCTGTCTTCCCTGATCTACGCCCAGCAGGGGCCAAAGGGAATCGTATGCCGCTATTTACCGCATCAACTAAGGCCAACTGAACCGGGTGATCCTTTAGTGGATACCAGCGGTCTAGCTCTCTTTGTAGGCGAGGATTTATGATGGGAGCTTGTCAGCGATTGCGTTCATCGCGTCAGCTATGTCTTTAGCCGCGCTGGTGTTTTCTTCATTCTTATCAGAGTAACGATTGATTAGCTTGCACATTAGCCACTTTCTTGTGTCAACTCTTAACCGGCTTCTAGCTATAGCCTCACCGTTTACCCTGTAACCATCATTATTAGGGTCGTTACTTTCTACATAATCATTCTGACCATCATCAGCGATATCTAGCAGTTCGTCCGCGTGAAATAACATCCTTGCGTCAAAGGCTTTCGCGTATTGGTCGGAAAAGCCCTCTCTATCAGTAGATACCCATAACATTATGGTTGATTTATTAGGCATTGAAGCAGGCTTGCATATCGTCCTTAACGATTTACCTTCTACCATTTGCTTACATATCTTTGTAGCTAATGCTTTTGTGTACTTAGACGGCCTAGCCATCGGCACTCCTAGAGTGGTTTGTCAGATTGTAATATTAACCTATATATCTATGGAATTGAAATAAGATATTAAAATATCCCGCCACCGAGCAACTCTCAATGACGGGCGACCATAGGTCAATCACTGGCAGGAGTCCCAGCGACCACGCGTAACAGTAGGAGTCCTGCGTATCGTGGCTTTCGTATATTGTAGCATAATTACTCCATTCGCCTAAATCTAGGCAGTGCTTTTCGTATGTTTTTAGTTAATGTCGTTATCGACTGGATACCTTGGTGCTCGCCGTTACATGTCACCGTGTAATTATCAATTCTATTCCCTTCGTGTAGCTCGAACACAGCAGTCTCACCCGTAGCTCTGCGCTCCACGGTTATCTTCATATACGGATCATAGCCTTCGTATGGCTCAGTATCTGCAGCAGCCTCTAAACGTAGGCGCTCTCTTTCAGCCACGCCACGCTCAGACCGCTGCTTAATTGCCTTCTCATTCTCTCTGTAAGTCATTGATTAATATATAGCGACTTTGCACAAGTCTACTATCACCTTGTTATGTACTATCTATCTTCTGGGTGCTTTTCAAGCCACTCTTCAACCCGCTTATCGCCTTCTGGGCAATCGCAGGCCACATCAACGCACATGCCATCACTACACTGCTCGTACAAGCCAGTACCATTACAAACGGTACATAACAAGGCATTCGAGCTGGACAAACCTACGTCGCAGCTTCCTCTGCACTTTGGGTTATTACAACCTTCTGCGTGGCCTATATGTCTATTCATAATATTCTCCGGTTTGCCCCTCAATTAATACGTTAGGTACTGCTATCACTATATTCAGTAATAACTTTTCGCTTCTTAGCTTTTCCGTTTCTCCACGGTATACCTTTCGCCTTAGCCTCTGCAAAGCGTTTCGCCTCATCTAGCGTTGGGAAGGTGTTGGCAGGCCCTTCGTTCCAGCACTGCGACCATAAGAAAGGAAACCACCATCGCTTCACCTGAACCTCGTGGCCGTTAAAGTCGTCTTCTATAATTCTATATCTACTTTTCATCGCTAATCACTCCGTAAGTGTACCTAACCAATAATTCAAGCTGAGCAGTAACCATATCGGCCTTGCTCAGCGCTTTCCTGTGCCAGCTTAATAAACACGTTAGGCTCTCAAATCAGCCAGACACCCAAGCAGCACTATTCTAAATAACTCAGGCTTATCCCTGTGCCAGTTTGTAAGGGTGTTAAGGCTCACGCCTGTAGTCACACTCACCTGTGTCAGGTTTTTAAGCCCTGCGGCTTTGGCTTGTTGTGAGGGGGTCATAAGACCCCAGCAATCTTAGCTATATTTGTTATCTCTTCATCAGTTTTGAAGGCTAAAGAGAAAAATGTATCGCCTTCGCAAAAATGATAATCATTGTGAGCAACAGCGCTAATTCTTAGCTGTTGTACGATTTGTCCGATTAGTTCGCCTTTTTCTTTAGTATTCATTGTTTCGTCCTGTGGTTGTATTGCTTCGATGGGTTCTATTATACACAACTATTTAAAAGAAACAAGTGTTATTTTAAACTATTCACAATAAACAGCCTAACAATCATTCCAGCGGATTCACTCCGCTACGCTACGTTCACGGCTGAACTCAAAAGTTATACGCCATATTTTTTAGCGCATTCTCTACAAGTGACAATCTTTTTATGCCTCTTATCGTCGCCTGTTATATACCACATCTCGCCAAGAGTTTTCCCGCATAGTGTCTCGCCTCCATCCGAAACATGCACTCTATCGTGCATCATCCCGTCAAGCCTATGCCCTGCTTTATATATCGCTCTCTGTACATATTCCATGCTAAACCCCGTATAACAATAAATTCAAGCTGAGCAGTAACCATATCGGCCTTGCCCAGCATTCTCATGTGCCAGCTTAATAAACACGTTATTAACCCTTAAGCGGTTCATCGCCAACAATGCCATTTCCCTGCACATCGCCACCAATATCTCGGGCATCTCTAAAGTTGCCAGTCCACGGGTTGTAAAGCCACGCAGTCAGGCCGTGGTATTTTCTGTATTGCTCGGCGTGGCTAGGGTAAGGCTTTCTTTCGCCTGTTACAGGGTCGTATTCCATCAGTTCATCTTGCATCTTAAATACCTCATGTTTAAATTAATAACAAGGCGCTAGAGTGGAGCGCCAACCATATACTTGTTTCCTGTTGTCGCATCATGCGCCAACTCAGCTAAACGTTATAAACCCATATCGCCTATATCAAAATATCTATTTAGCTCAACTTCCTCTACCCTATTTTCGCCAGTCATTCCGTAACCATCCTCATTGTTTTTAAGTAAAGCCATAGCCGCATCAGCTCTCTTTTCATAGATGCCAGCTATCCGATAGCCCTCCGTGTCATATTCTCTAATCACTAAAAATACTTTTTTCATATTATTCACCTTTTTGTTTATAACAAATCGCCCAAGCAGACGGTGTTACAAATATATGTTTCCTGTTACGGCATAGTGCCTCAGCTTGCCTCAGGCGTTATATTCACTTCCAAACAACATCATATTTTGGAAGAACCTTTGATAACTCTTGAATGTACGGATAATATTCCTCACCGCTATACAGAAAGAAAACACCTTGCCCATTCATCACAACCATTTTTTTAGGTGGTGGCAAATATGGCTTGCCGTTAGGGTGCATAATTTTAAATTTCTTCTTCATTTTTAATCCTCCTGGTAATAATATAACCAAGCGCTCAAGTGGAGCGCCAACCTTAAATGTGTTTTCTGTCAGCGCATCACGCGCCAACTTAGCTAAAATGTTAGGCGCTTTTACTAATGGCCATCGTGAACGTCTCATGACCACCGTTTTTTATAACCTTAGCGGCTTTCTGGTTTGCATCATCGGCTCTATCCTCAAATCCATTTAGAAGAGTAGTGCAACGACCAGGCCCTAGCTCTTCGTTGTTCTCATAAGTAACCGAGGCAATCATTGGCATCTTATGTTTGTTGCAAATCTCAATAATTTGCTGCATCAAAGGGCTTATTTCATTGTCGTAAATATCTTCTTTATTAAATAATTCCATCATGTTCTCCTGCGCCTAACAAGGCGCTCAAGTTCGTGCAAAAAACGCACCGGACAAACCAAAAAGCGGTTTACCGCTTAATTCAACGTTAGTGGTCAACAGCGCAAACAGCTTCAATATTTTCCTGTAGCTTGTAAATAGCATCTTCAACGCCTTTCTTAAAGCCTTCCCGCTCAATACCAGTAAGCTGCTTTTGAAGAAACTCAAGCACAGAAATTACATCAACACTTATCCCGTTCACCTTCATTTCAACGTCAAGAGCGGAGCTGTCGAAGTCTCCAAACTTCTCAATACCTACCCCACTCATAGCTTCAAGAACTAGCCATGCCGTAACATGGTCTTTATCTTCAAATTCTTTCCAATCAATAATCATTACATTCTCCCGTTAAAACCACTAACAATGCGCTCAAGCCGACGCGGAAACAAATATGTGTTTTCTGCATCAGCCAGTGGCGCGGCTTAGCTAAAATGTTATAAACCTGTAGCCAACTCATAAACTATAAAAATAATACATCCAACCATAAACAAATCCCAAAGCTTCTTTTTTAAATGCTTTCTCTGTATTCGTAGTATTTCTTTATTAAAGTCATTCATAATCGTTTTCCTGTAATTTGTTTATAACCATGCGCTCAAGTGGAGCGCCAACCTTAAATGTGTTTCTGCTGGCTCATCATGCGCCAACTTAGCTAAAATGTTATATTTCTGTCTCGCTTCACGATTTTATTTCGTTTAAAGCGTATTTAACGCCATCCATAAAGCCATCTTCATATTGTTCGTTATCGCTTTTAGGCAAGTCATCCGCATCCTTTTTTATTTTGCAAAGTCGCTTCGGCAAAATTTCCTTTGCTTCAACAAGTGCGACTGCGATTCCTTTTAGCCATAGGTTTATATAATAACCATTAGCTACGCCAGATTTTAATGAATCGACTCTGGCTTCGTCTTTCTTTACCGCCTCTTCAAGTCCAGTTTTCAATATACACTCAGTCATTCCACGCTCACTCATATCAGTATCTCCAATTAAAATATAACAAATCGTTCAAGGTCGCCTATCGGCTTGGACTCGCCACGAAAACCCGTGGCTCACCACTTAACTCAACCAGTTATAACTCTAAGTCCACCCGTTAGCGGTAAGCACTACTCGTTCAAGCTCTTCTTTAAAATAAGTACCTTCATACCTTTCGTTGCCACCGTAAGCGCCAACCTCAAATAGTACATAAACGCCATTGCAGCTGCCGTCGATAAAATTAGTAATTTTTTTCTCATAACCATAACTATCTAGCCGCATCACTACGATGCTCGCTACCTCTAATTCTAAAATACCCGCGCATTTCCGGCTTGCAATCCATAACCAGACGAGCCATATCAGATGCGTAGTTGTTGTTGATCTTGAATGTTATATCGCTATCAGAAACAAACGATTCCCAGCGCAATATTTCCAAGATCGCTTTCGCTCCGAACCGCTGCTTATGATCACCACGGAAAGCGTACAGGGCTTTTTGAGTAAACATCTGCCAGATAGCAGGGTTCTTACCCAGCCATGAAATAAAGCTCGTACTGTAATCGTAATCTGACGCGCCCATTTTTAATCTGACCGCATCCCAATCTTCTTTTGTCCAGTCGTTCATTTTCTGCGGTCCTTTTTGCTAAAATTACCCCTGTTCATTTTCTGCCAGCTCATCCTCTCATCAAAACAATCATTGATGGATGGCCGGCAGTTATCTTCGATATTAGGAATACCAAAGCCACAACATACCACCGGCAGTTCATCGCTAATTAAATACTGATCACTAGCCTCAACGCTTTCTATATCGGCAAAGTAACCAACAGCCACAAGGCGTAACGCCATCTTTCTTGAGAGAACAAGCACTGTCTCACCCCCTCCAGTCAAAAAGGAATATCATCATCGAACCCTTCCTCAACCATCGGCGCTGCAGCTGGTTGATTACTGGATTGCTGATTTTGAGACTGTGCGGGTGCGGCGTTATCACCACCACGACCACCCAGCATTTGCATTTCACTGGCCACAATCTCAGTGGTGTAACGATCATTGCCCTGCTTATCCTGCCATTTGCGAGTTCTCAAACTGCCTTCTACATAAATCTGCGAACCTTTTTTGATGTACTGGTCCACGACCTCTGCCAAGCGATTGAAAAATACAATGTTGTGCCATTCGGTGCGCTCTTTGGTTTCACCGGACTGCTTGTCTTTCCAGCTCTCCGATGTAGCAATAGAGATATTTGTCACCGCGCCACCACTGGGCATGTAACGGGTTTCCGGGTCTTTGCCGCAGTTACCCACCAAAATTACCTTGTTCACCCCGCGCGCCATTATCGATCCCCCCCAAGTTCACCTTTATTGGCAGAAGCATTCTTTCGCTCCCTTATCTCTTTACGGTCAACCGCTACATCTTTAGGGGCATCAATCCCAATACGGACATGCCCTCCGTTGATATCAAGTACAGTGACAGTCACATCATCACCAATCATCAAGACTTCGCCTACTTTCCTGGTTAATATCAACATACATTTCTCCTTTTTATTTATCTTCTGTTGTTTCTGGGAACAGGCCATTAAGCCGTTCTTGATAAGTCATTAGCTGCTCGGTGATCTTTGCGCAAATATCAATGCACCGAGCATCTTCAAGAGCTGGAACCTTGTAGTCATTCAGTCGAGCTACATATTTTTTCAGCTTATTGATGTCAGCTTGGCGTTTTTTGGCATCGGCTTCGCTGATTTCTTGCTCGGCACCGTTAATATCACCGCCAATATCCTGAGCCTCGGCAATCACCTCTTCTTTTACTGGTTGGGCTTCAGCGGATTTTGACTCTTCTGCAACTCGCGCTTTCTCTGCATCTTCATCAGCAATACGCACCCGTTCTTTTTCGGCCTCAGCTTCTTTATGATCACCAACCCGAGACTTAACCAGCAGCTCAAAATCATCATTGTTCTTTTTAATGATTGATTGCAGATCATTGAACAGAAAACGATAATCATCATGCGCATTAAGTGTTTTCAGATTTGCACGAACCGTTTCAGTAATTTCATTACCAAGTATCTTAACTCTGGCCAGCTCATCATTCACGGCACCCTTAATAGACTGCATGGTTCGCTTGCCTTTGATAACAGCAGGGAAATTAGCGCCAAGCTCAGCAATGCTAATATAATTACCATCAAGCCCTTTGTTAATTGAGTCAACGTGAGCCTGCAAATCATACGAGCCTTGATTGACAATCTCAGACTTAATTGCAGCCTTCTGGCTTTTAACCAATTTATCCAGCTCAAGACGCTTCGAGCGCAATTCTTCTGATATGCGGTCAATGGTGCTGAATAGCTTATCTATATCGGCTGTCTGGGATAGCGCGTGTTGCTTTGCTGCTGCCAGTTGTTTCTCAGCATCGGCGCAGAATTTCACGTTTTGCTCAGCATTGGCAAAATCTTCATCCGTGGTCAGCTCAGAGTTAATGCCCTGAATAAAAGCAATCGTGCTTTCTTCGTAAACAGCGATATTGGCGCTCTTAACTTCACCTACGAGCTCAACCATTAAAGCAGGTAATGCTTCGATTGCAGCGGCTGCTGGCTTAACCTCGGCCTCGACGTGTTCGTGGGATTTAAGATCAATGGCAAACTGTTTCCAGCCTGCGATAAGATGCTCAGCGCGGCCAGATACAGGCTCGTACCAGCAGCTGACCATGTTTTTTTCAGTGCCGTCGGAAACTGTAAACTTAATCCTTTTTAATTTACCAATGAGCGCCTGTTGCTCCAATTGCCAGTAATACTCAGGGTCATCTACGATACTGCCGTTTCGTACTTTTTCGGCAAGAGCTTCATTCCACATTTTATGCTCCCAACCGTCTTCTTCCGACATAATAAGGCCGTCATATGAAGCAAGCAAGGGCAACCCATCAATCTCATCAATACCTGTTACAGGGTAAAGAGCTTCGCTAATTTCTGCCTCAATAATTGGTCGTGCCATCGCCTCTTGCTCATGCCCTTTATCGAACAGGAATTTCTGCACATACCAAGAAATATCCTTCTCAATAGAAAACTTCTTCATAGATAGCAGCTCATCGCGGCGCATTTTTGGTGAAGCGCCCATCATCACTGCCGCCTCAGAAGCGGTAAAGTAATCAACTCTGAATTTTAACCACTCCGGCGAACCCTGTACTAAACTTAATGTTTCCATTACATATCCTCGAATGAATAAATTGTGTTTTCCTGATCTTCCGATAATGCCCATTTCATCTTGAGCATGTTGATAATATCGGTAGCTTTTTTCTTTCCGCCCATGATCAACGCTTTCCAGTCGTCAGAGTCGATCTCAAATGACGTTTCTGGGTAATCAGGAAGAGTCACCTCAACCGGAGCCACATCAATGACATCATTGGTCGTTCCGCCACCAATATCTTTAATCGCAGCCGCGTCATCTTCGTCGAAAATACCGCTGAATCCAAAGGTATAACGTCCAGATTGAATAGCCGTTTTATGGCGCAACATGCGTACTGGTTTGTCTCCCCAAGGCTTTGTGTTCATTTTGCACTCAGACAGGTACTCAGTTAGTACGGTAGGGTGCGTACGATCTTTGCGATACATGGTGCATGTGCATGAAACAAGCTTTCCATCGTCACCAAACGTATCTTCAAACGTCATTCCATCGAACTGAGGATGGCTGTTAATAATATTCATCCAGCCATCAATGCCAACGATAGGCACAATGCCGCCATTCTGGGGAAAAGCATAAATTTCACGAGTGAAGGGGTTTAAATCATATTGATCAGCGACGATCAGTAAGGCCATCATCTGCTCATTTGAGACTTCTGGCTTATTGTTGCCCTGGCTGAAACATGTTGCCTTCAAGGTAGTAAGCATCTGCTTTTCTTCAACGCCATACTTATGCGCAATAGTTTTAACCAGCGACTTCTTTTCCTGCGTTGCTACTTGTTTATCATCTGACATTTCTTACTCCTGCTTTAATTGTGTTTATCGGCACAAATCAATACGCCGTACTTAATTGCATTCTTAATCTGAACTATTGACCAATGCTCTATAAAACCAGCGGCCATAAATTTATGCCTCCAGTAAAACGGAAGCCTTTTATCAAGTCTTCTTATGAATTCGTTGAGTGAATTAATCTTTTTACCGCGAGAATAACCGCTTTTACTAATGTAAGTTAAAGCTCTCACAGCTATCCCCAATGACCATCACGACGCATTTCTTGATATTGCTCTTCGCAATCATCACTACAAGTCATACCAAGAACATGAACCTCTCGATCTTTAGCTATCCAGAACTCGCCTTTGCATATTTTGCAGTGGCATAATTTCATAGGCCCTTGATCTCTGATTTTCACGAGACCTATTAACGACCTGATCTCAGCCTTTGGTATTTCATTCAGAAACTGGAGCAATTCTTCAAGCTCAGCAATAAGATCTTTTCCATCAATAATCTTCCATTGATCGCACAATCTCCGCTTTATATAAGAATAAGCCTCAATGCTAGATACCTGGGCTTTCAACTTATAAGCATCGAGCTGCTTGTTGTTTTTTATTGCTTCTGTAGATTGGATATTTGAATTACACATATTGCCTCACTAGCTGTTTTTGAATCCGTTGTTGACCTGATGACTACGTTCTGCCGTGGTCGTTAAATGCGTTACCTTTTAAAATGACTCAGCCGTTAGTCAGACATACATCGCCTTCGTAGTCGCTCATGTAACTTTGCGTTACTCTTGCGCGCTCACCGAGAGAAACAGTGCTTCCATGGCCAACATGGATAACAGTGCCTTCGCTTCTAGAGGTCATTAAATAAACACTCCCATACGACTCATGCTTCATCAACTTAGGAAATGGCTTCTCTTCTTTCTTGCAACAATCTTCGCTTAATACGCTTTTCATTTATTTCTCCTATCGTTAAATTTGATGACTCGCCTACACTTCACGCATTTCAGGGCATACAGGCCATGCGGTTAATCAAGCTCGACGAGTCATGGTTCTATTATCCATATTATGGCCTCGCTGTCAACTATATTTATTTAATTAATTAATGTTGCTTATTTATTAATAGAGAAGCATAATTAGGCATATCTAATAAAAAGGGCTTATATATGAAGGTTTACGAGGAAGAAGAAGTTTGCGCGATATTCACTAAATATGTGCGTGTTAATTTCGACACGGCAACAGAGGCGGCTACTCATTATGGTGTGACAAACGCATTTATATCTAATATCAAACGAGAGCTTGCAGCGCCTAATGAGCAGATGCTTAAAGATATTGGGTTTGAGCGTAAGAATGGGTTCGTGAGGAGTAAGAAATGACAGATTTATTTATTGTTGATGAGTGTATTTTAAGTGAAATGAATTTTGCTGATACCTTGAGGCAGCAAACAGAATTTGAAATAAGACTTAAAGAGCTTGATGACGATCTCGGCACTATAATTAAAGTGATCCCTGTCAATAAACCATATTATAGGCAATTTGATAAAAATAAATGGTGATCAAGGGGTAACAGGACTAAATTCGAGACGATACTGCATGGGGCGGTATCTAAAAAGACTTTTAAGCGGATCGGGAAGCTTGATTGATTTGTTATCTAGGAGCTGACATGAATATAAAAACAGGTGAAGAGTTAGCTTTAATTGCTATGAAGAAAGAGCTTAAAGTGCTTTCTAAAAAAGCCGATAAAGCAAAAAGTGAGTGCGACGAATATATGAACACTGGTAGCGAGGCTGTAGCTATTCATAATGAATTTGTCGAGATCGTTAACGCCAAAGAGCATGGGCAAAAAGTATTAGACCAGCTCGACTCTTTAAAAAAGAGACGGAACAAAGTTGATGCGATTATGAAGAAAGACTTTATAAAGCTTATGGATAAAGACCATGAGGCAGGGTTCACAAGAGATAACCTTGCTCAAGAAATATCAATGCTTGAATTTAGACAATCTCTACGGACTAGATAACAGGCATTCATAGGCACTAGGGCAAATATACACAGCACAGGAGAATGATGTGACACCAAACGACATAGAGATATTAATACATTGCCATGTTTCGCCAACACCTCACCCAAGGCGTGACGCTGGAGCTGTTGATGGCGCGCTAAAGATGTTCGTGTGCTTGGGACTGGTTGAAGAGAGAGGAAAGGATATTTTCTATACAACTGACAAAGGGGCTGCACACGTAGCACAGCTATGCTCTTTACCGATACCCATTAAACAATTTATTGGGTATGACGGAAAGGTTATCGAGATACAGCAGTAATAACGATGAAAGAACCGAACAAGAAAAACTGGATAACGCCAAACTGGCAAGCCTATGTAGTAGCAGGCAAAACTAAAGAAGATCGCCGATCTAGGCTCGAAGAAGTACCTATAAGCCTGCGCGACCAGGTAAGGCGGCATGTTGAGACTTATTTTGGGATTAAGAAGTACCGGAAAAAAGAGGGTTAGATATGAATAACGATGATAAATTAACAGATGATGTACTAGGTAAGATTGAGCCGCTTTTAATAAAGGCTGCATCAATGATGCCGATGACCGCGTACCTTCCAAGTGTTGCCAAAGAGATCATCCAGCTAGTGCGGGATAGTGAATGTGAAAGTGAGCAGCGTATTGATTTAATCAGACGCTCAAAAGAAAGGCTTGAGTTCGCAGAGTCAATAAACAGATTCTCTGATGTAGCGTTTTACGGAGAGCTTATTCCATTCTTAACGCACCATAAGGAGCAATAGATATGAGCAAACCAATTGAGGCTGGATGTAGGGCTGTTATTGTTAATAGCATCGCTGGCAATGACGGCATTATAGTTACTGTTGGCGAATTTATTGGAGAGATAAATGGCGCCTTTGGTGCTCGCCAGTGGGCTATTGATAAAAAATTGCGTGGCGTTGGCAGGGTATCAGGAGAGGAGAGGGGGTACCAGTCGCACATAAGTGAGCACCAGCTCCGCCGCATAGACGACAACGAAGAAAAGCTATCCACCTGGGAAGAAGTTGAGAAAGTTTGCGGCTTTATTCCAGCTGAGCATGCGGTTGATAGCGCCAGCTAAGCAAGTGAACTTGCAAATATTCCTAAGTGGCGTAGGATAGAACGTATCGGCTTACGTTGGATTGATCCCCACCGGAACGCCACAACTTGTCATGGTTGCCGATATCATTAATTGACAGGACTACAAGACAAGAGAGTTGATATGAATAAAAAAACATTAGACCAGTTTGGCATCCGTAAGCGTGGAATATATACATGCTTTCAAGATTTCTATTATGCGAATAGTCGATACCCAGACACCCCTCAAGAACTACTAACGGTTACATCATCAGTAATTGACGAAAAGAACTTCCAGAAATACAAGGGATGGTTCTTAGAGTTGGTTGGTGATAGTAATGCAAAATAAAACTTCATTCATAGTGCACCTCGATAGCCTTGACGTTATCAATGACCTCACTGATGAGCAATGCGGCGAACTACTTAGAGCAATGAAGGCGTATCATTCTGATGATGAATTTACGCCATCGCCTATCGTAAAAGTAGCATTCTCGCCTTTCAAAAACCAATTCATACGTGACGCTAAAAAGTACGAATCTATAGTTGAACGCAATAGAATCAATGGCTTAAAGGGAGGCAGGCCACCTAATAAGGATAAACCCAGTGGGTTATCTGGCAACCCAAGCAATCCCAAAAAAGCCGATAGTGATAATGGTAGTGATAATGGTAGTGATAATGGTAGTGATAATGGTAGTGATAATGGTAGTGATAGTGAAAAAGAAAAGATAAAACCTATTCCTGCAAAAAAGAAAAAGCAGCAGGAAATAATTATTGTTCATCCAGATGGATTAAATAAAGAAGCATGGCTTATGTGGATTGAGCATCGAAGGGAAGCAAAGATTAAAAAGCTAACTCCACGCGGTGAGAAAATAGCTATCAACCAGATAATCGAAATGGGCAACCATGCAGAACAAAAGCAGATAATCGAGTTTTCAATGAGTAACGGGTACACAGGGCTATTTCCATTGAAGACCGGAACTAATAAATCAGATGCTAATTCAGAATTTAGAAAATCATTGCAAAATGAATCGTGGAGAGACGTGACATGAACGAAAACGACAGGCAGGAATTTAATAAGCGCCTCGACGGTTTAATGATGACCTATGGCAAAGAGTCAAATTCCAGAGTGTTTGATTTCTGGTTTGGGCTGATGATTGATTTCAGCCTTGAAGAAATAAGCAAGGCTATGACCTTGTACGCCAGAACGGTCAAGTTTCCTCCTGTTCCTGCTGGCGTGATTGAGCTGATAGCTGGATCGGCTGGCGTTAGCGGTGACGAAGCATGGGCGCACATTCCAAAACTCGAAACAGACTCTGGCTGGATGAACCAGAGAATGGCTACCGCTTTAGGCTCTGCGATCCCGTTGATTGATGCCGGAGACATGATAGCGGCAAGAATGACGTTTCTGGCTGCGTATAAGAACGCTGAGGACGACAACGATTGGTTTTACAGTAGAGCGCAAGGGGTTAGCTTTGAAACCTCTGAGCGCGAAAAGGTGAGCCAGCACAAATTGCTCGAAGATCGTGGATGGGTTAAGCCTAGCGAGAATATAAATCGTTTGGCTTTAGAGATGGATGACAAGCCAGTGTTGACCGATGAGAATAAAAAACGGTCGGCTGAATTGGTAAAGATGACAAATGGTCTTGCTGGAAAAATAACAGGAAACACCAATGTCTAAATATATCAACATTACACACGAAGGAAAGACGCTGTTTTTAAACCTGGCAGAAGCAGCTGAACTGATCGGTATGGCAAAAAGCACGTTCTCAAACCACTGGAGGAAGTGCGAGTTGATGAAGCGATCAGAACAAGCCAGTTTCGACTGGATAAGGAAAAGGAAATATAAGCCGCATAACAGAGCTGATTATAAATCCGTCAGGGCTGATATGGCTGCTGTCAGAATAGAAAGCGAGATAAATTCTAAAATCAAACCGTACCTAGATATGTTTTTGCTAGGTGTGGCGTGAAAATATAAATAAGGGGATGATGAGATGAATAAAATATACGAAAAAAACACCAAAGGAAGAGATTTTATAATAGGCGATCTACATGGCTGCTTTGATCTTTTTAACGCCGCGCTGGATAAGATTTCTTTTGATAAAAATGTTGACCGCATCTTTTCGGTTGGCGACCTAATCGATAGAGGTCCAAACAGCTTGGAATGCCTTTACTTAATAAAAGAGCCTTGGTTCCATGCTGTAATGGGCAACCATGAAGATTTATTTATTAATTCCGTAGTAAAGGGGGTTGATACAGATTTATGGGATATGAATGGAGGCGTATGGCATCACGGCGTTAATCACGAAGAGCTGCAAGATATTGCTCAGCATGTTTTAGAGCTGCCGCTTTCAATAACAATAAAACATGAAGATGGTGATATTGGAATATGCCACGCTCAGCCGCCAAGCATGAATTGGGATGATGTGAAGTCGCCTAGCGAAAGAGATCGGCAGGTAATGATTTGGGCGAGGTGTTGGATTGCTGATAAACAGATGGCAGATGTTGAGAATGTTTGCGCTACATTTCATGGTCATACGCCAGTTGATGATATTGTTCAAATAGGTAACGTGCATTTTATTGATACCGGCGCAGTATTTGCTGGAAATCTAACCTGTATTCAGATTTCAGGAGAAATCGATGAATAAAATTTCAATAAGAAACGCATCAAACACTATGAGAGATGGGCTGCTAATAGCCGGTCACGCTCCAGCCAGAACAAAGAAGTGCAAGAATCTGACTTATTACCCGCACAACGATATTGATGAGCAGTATGTTGCTTATTACATCGACGAATCCGGCGAAGGCGAGCCGGTTGAAAAGTGCTGCAAGACTAAGTGCCTGGCTACGGCTGTGGCTGTTTATAATGATTATGAAGTGGAGGGTTAATGATGGATATAACAAAGAAAACTGCCGAGATATTGGTTGAAGCCGGAAGATATGTGTACAGAGAATACGAAGGAGGCGTGTGGCTACTGTCTGTATGCGACCCAGATTGGCCTAGTCAGTCAGGGTATAGAAGCTGCATACTCGATCCATTCAAGCATACCATCGATGGAATTAATCAAGCCCACATTATCGAGGACTGGTTACTAGATAAACATATTAAACTGTTCACGGTTAAGGCTTGTATGGCTGTAAGTTCAAATAATAACGCTCACCAATGGCGACTAGAAAGAATCAAATGGTGTCTTGAGCAATTAGCGGATGCTGAGAATGATTAATTTAATATTAACAGCTTGCCTGACGGTACTAGCCCCGCCTGTAGTGATAGATATTAACTGCGCGGCCTGTCATGGCGAGATAATTGAGGAGATGAAGTGATGGAAATTAATGCGGAATTAGACAAGTGGGCAGCTGAAAGCTGTGGCGTATTCGTGCAAGAGCGTAGCCGAGGCCAAGTTAATGAGTATTTTGAATACGATAACGGCGTTGACGGCACTACAATAATTGAGGATTTTTGGACGCTCTCAGATGCTCGCTGTAGAGAGATTGTTAGGGAGTATTTTATTATTACTACGCGCCCCGTACGAAAAGGTGAATCTTGGTTTGCTAGTAGCGACAAAGAAAAGGAGCATGGAGTTGAGGTTATATGTGTGATAGGTAAAACCATAGCCGAAGCAGAAATTGCCTGCATTGCAGCTATCATGGATGCTGAATAATGAAACGCTCTGAAGCTATGCTTGCTATTACTCTATCTTATGCAGACGCTCATATGATTGATGTCGTAACTGGAAAGTCGCCAATAAAAAGATTAACAGAAAAAGATATTGAACATTTGAAATTAGCAGAAGAGAAAAGGCAGCGAAAGAACCTTAAGCGGATAAAAGGAGCTAAGTAATGGAAGCCAGCGAAAAGCCCCATCTAACTATCTGGGAAATGTATTGCCAGAAACACGGCATTGATGCAGATAGCCAGAAAATAACCACGGCAGGCTACGATAAGGTAGACAGGCACAAGGTTGATGAGAAATTATACGATAGCAGGATTAAAGATGATGATCCTTTGGCAGTGATCACTTGAATTAAACGCGTTTAAGTGGTAAGATTCGTATAACGATTAGGGGGAATTATTATGCGTATTTTACACTTAACTTTGAAAAAGAAATGGTTTGATATGATTCTCTCCGGTAAAAAAACCGAGGAATACAGAGAAGTAAAGCCGTATTGGATAAAGCGACTGAGCAGTAAAAGTTATGACGCTATCCATTTCCGCAACGGGTATAGCGCAGGGTCTCCAGCTTTCACTATTGAGCTTTTAGATATTAGCAGAAGTTTAGGCATTGTTGAATGGGGCGCTCCAGAAGGCGAGGTCGTTTACATGCTTAAACTAGGGAAAATATTAGAGAATAACCCCACACAGAGCGTATAGCTCGTTAAGAGGAAGTGAATATGATTAGTAGTGTTGAAGGCGCAAAGAAGATGTTAATGGCATCAGGTCTGTTTTTTGAGGCTGAGGATTTTGAAGAAGATCCTGAAACATGGGATAAATTCATATTAAATATGAATGATGCGTGGGCGTGGGCCAGTCCAGATTGCGAGGAAGTGAAAGAAGATGAGCTGCCGGAGCTTGCGCGACTGTTTTCTACATATGGATGGTGCGGAGTTTTATATTTTGTAAGTCAGAGGAATGATGATATGCGTTCTGAATTTCTTGATAACAATAGATTTATTGATTTTGTTAAGCATGAAGAAGTCCTGCTAAAAGCTGAGCCAAATTCTAGCAAGCGGGCATACGCGAAAGTATCTTATAGTCTTGGTGACGAGTAGCGCATGAATAAAAAACAACACGCAAAGCAGCTAAGAAAGGCCAACGATGAGAGGCGCGAGAAGCTCGGATTAGTCGGGGCTATGGTGTATGTGCCACTTGATAAGCTATCGTTGCTTGAGAGGGCTGTGAAGCGGTATGGTGGCGAGTATGCGAGTCGTAAGCGCGTAAGATTTAGAGGGTAAAAAGATATGAGCAAATTTACAACATTAGTTTTTCAAAGCGACACCCCTGAAAAGCTAAAGCAAATAAGGGAAATGTCTGGACTGGATATATGCCGAGCATGGTCTATGGATCACGAAATATTGAGGCTTGAGCTAATTGAGCAGGCTCTAGATAAGGGCAATATCGAGCTTGCACAGAAGTACATTAGCGAGCCTGATGTGACGATATTTAAAGACGCGCTTAATGAAGCGTAAGTGATTGGGGGGGGTGATATGAATGATTTATTAAGATTGGAACACATCAATAGTTTGCCGCAGCCATTTATTGCGACCTTTTGTGGTGGCGATGAGTGGCCTGTTTATGATATTGATGTGGAGACTGGGCTTCTGCGAATAGATGTTGTTGGAAAGTTGCAGGTTATGGATATTGGTGAGGTGATGCACTTTACCGATGAAGCTGGTGACAAGCATGAAGCAGAAACATTTTATTGTGATTACGACGCAGAATAATGGATAAACAAGCCTTCATCCTCATCGACTGGCAGCACCTTAAAAACGCTGCAAACCTATTTGGTGATGATAATGGCTAAGCAGAAACAAGAAAAAATCTTTATGATCAGAAATGATCGTGACAAGGCCAGCGTGATGCAAGCAATATCAAGGATCACAGCAACCAGTGAAAAAGTTTACATGGTAAAAGTTTCCCTGGACGAAGAGAAGCGCCGCGGTAAGCAGAACAGGCTTTCATTTCTTTGGTATGACCTCCTTGGCAGCATGACCGGTCACGGCAAAGAGCATGAGCGCAACCTTTGTAAACTGCACAATGGCATTCCGATACTGCGAGAGGATGAGGCTTTTAATGATTACTGTACAAAAGTTCTTGATGTGTTGCCATACGAAGCGCAAGTACTGGCCATGGAGTATATGGATGTCACCAAGCTTATGACTGTTAGAGAGTTTTCAAATTACCTCAATGACGTTGATCAGGGAGCGATAAACAGAAAAACAAACTGCATCCTACTCAGAAACCACTTGCTCTTATGGAGTACCTTATTAAGACATACACGAATGAAGGTGATTTGATTCTTGATTATGTAATGGGTAGCGGTACCACTGGAGTTGCCGCTAAAAACCTAAATCGTGATTTCATCGGCATAGAGCTTGATGAGGGTTATTTTAAGATTGCGCGCGATAGGATTGCAGAGGCATAGATAGGCATGAAAAAGAAGAAATGCCGTATCTGCAAAACTGAGTTTGAGCCATTCAACAGCATTCAGGCGTGGTGCTCACCGCAATGTGGGTACGAACTAACTCAGAAGAAGCGGGAGGCCAAAGCTAAGCGCGCTGAGCAGGACTTTAGAAAAGAAACGAGGAAACGTAAGGAGGCGATGAAAACCAAGGCTCAATGGCTGGATGACGCGCAGAAAGCGTGTAATGCGTATATCAGAGAAAGGGATAAGGGCAAGGAGTGTATATCATGCGGTACGATGAAGCCTGATATTCAATACTGCGCTGGCCATTTTAAGACTCGCGGAGGCCATCCAGAGCTTAGGTTTCATCCGATGAACATATTTTTGCAGTGCAACAAAAACTGCAACCTGATGAAGTCTGGAAACATTGCAGAATACAGGCCAAGACTAATCGAAAGGATAGGCGTTAAGAATGTGGAATGGCTGGAAGGGCCGCATGAAGCGCAGCATCTAAGTGTCAACGACATAAAAGAGATCAAACAGCACTATAAAGATTTATTAAAACAACTGAGGAAGAACAATGATTGAAACAGTATTAGATTATCTATTGATTTTATGGGCTTTGCCTTCGCTGGTTACGGCGTTGCTGGTGATTAGATCAACCAGGAACTACAAACCCATGCCATTTGAACCGAGTGATTATGATCTGGAAGATTGGGCTATATTTACAGCAATATCTATCTTATACCCAGTAGGGCTTTGG